TTGTCAATGCTGGTAATCATAGTGTTTCAATGCACGCTAGTGTTAATATATCAGCAGCATCTTTAGCAGTATTACAAGTTACTGGTACATATATGGTATCTTACTTTTGTAGTGCAGCAAGTGGTGACGATACAATATTTTTATCTGTGTCACAAGCGTTGGTTTAAGGTAGGAATTTAATATGAGTCTTATATTTAATACAAGTGCAGGTGAAGAACATGGTGGTGCAGATTTCTACAATGGTGTTGCAACTCAGTCTGTACGTTTTCCTATAGGAGAAGCACATTTACAAAGAACTCCCGGTACTTCAGGTAACCAAAAGAAATGGACAAGTAGCTTTTGGATTAAGAGAACTTCACTAGGTTCTGCTTATCTTTGGTCAGGTGCAAGTTATTCTGGTAATGATGGAATAGCAGCAATATATTTTAGTACAGATGATTCTATTCATACATATTATGATACTTCTGGTGCTAATCCAGTAGGAAAAGTTGGAGGTGGTTTATACCGAGATTTAACGGCATGGTATCATATATGTTGGGCAGTTGATGCCGCAAATACTGTACATAAAATATGGGTTAATGGGGTTTTAATTTCAACAGATACAGGTAAATACCCAGTTGATTTTGATTATGGTATGAACAGAGCAACCTCTCTTAACAAATTTGGAGAGGCAGCTTGGGGTAATTCTACACAATTTGAAGGTTACTTAGCAGACTTTGTTCATTTAGATGGGCAGTATTTAGAGTATGACAGTTTTGCAGAATTTAAAAATGGTGTACTTATACCGATTGATACAAGTGGTTTAACCTATGGAACAAATGGATTTCGTTTAGAGTTTAAAGAAAATGCTGTGGGTACTGGTGATACTGATACTATAGGTGCTGATACAGCAAACAGTAATCATTTAGATAGTGCAGTTATAGCCGCTGATGATTGTAATATGCCTGATAGTCCAGAGAATAACTTTGCTACAGGTCTTGGAGAATTAAGTGAGGCAACTAATGATCAAGGCTACATTTCAGCTATTTGGTCAGAGGGCAATTTAAGAATGACTCCTAGTGCTGGTAATTGGAGTAATGGTATGTCAAATTTTGGAATGACGTCTGGAAAATGGTATGCAGAAGCCAAAGTAGTTAATATTGGTCCGTCAGGTACTTATACAAGATTCGGCATGAGAGCAAGTCCTATTAGAACTTATGATGAATATTTTTGGTTAGCAGGTGGAAATGGTCAAATAGATGCTGCAACAAGTCCATATAGTGCTAGAGTTGGAACTTATGCAAATGGCAACGTATTACAGATAGCTTTAGATTTAGAAAATAATGCTCTTTATTTTGGAAAAAATGGAACATGGGAAAACTCTGCAACAACAAGTGAGATTGCTGCAGGAACAGTAACTAATGCTTTTGCTTCTGGAACAACTTTAATTCCAACAGGAGATGGTTTCACTTATTTCTTTTATTTTAATATGCACCCACACGCAACTGCACCTGTTTCTATATGGAATTATGGACAAGACCCAAGTTTTGCAGGTGAGTTAGATGGGAGTGAGGGTAATGAAGTAGGAACAGCAACCCCAAGTGAAGGAGCAGGGGTGTTCTTATATGCTCCTCCAGATGGCTTTTTAGCTTGTTGCACAGCTAATCTTCCAGAGCCTACCATTGGTGCAAATTCTGATACACAGGCTGATAACCATTTTGGTATATTAACTTGGTCAGGTGATGATGGTGCTACTCGTAAAATAGCAACTGGTGAATCTGCTGTGACTGGAACTGTAGATTTTACTCCAGATTGGTCTTGGATTAAAAGAAGAAATGGTGCTTCTAATGGTTCAGACCATTTATTATTAGATATAGTTCGTGGTGTAGATGCCTTTAATGGATTATCAGCAAATACCACTCAAGCAGAGGGTTTGACTGCAGCAGGTTCAACTTGGGTAAACTTTGGTGATATAAATAATTTTGAGACTGGTGGATTTACTGTACAAAAAGGTACAGATGGCAGTCATACATTAGAGGGTATTAATCAAAGTGGTGGAACATATGTGGGTTGGAACTGGAAAGCAGGAGGAGCACCAACTGCTGATAATAGTGAAGATGCAGGAGCAACTCCAACAGCAGGAAGTGTTAAGATTGATGGTGTTAATTTAGGTTCAGCTTTGGCAGGAACAACTGCAGCAACTAGGCTAACTGCAAACACAACAGCAGGGTTTTCCATAATAAAGTATGCAGGAAATGCAGCATCAAAAACTGTGGCTCATGGATTAAATTCTGCACCTACTTTTGTAATAGCAAAGTCTCTAACAGATGCTGAAAGATGGGTTGTATTTCATAATTCAATATCAACTAAATATATATATTTAAATGAAACTTATGCAGGAGAAACAAGTAATGCTGATGAAAGATTTGGAAATAGCACAAGTGTAGTTGTTCCTAACGACACAGTAGTAACAATGGGTGCTAGTAATTCTGACATCAACGAAGATGGTGACAATTATATTATGTATGCGTTTCATGAGGTAGAAGGCTACAGTAAATTTGGAAAATATGCTGGAGGAGGTTCTGGTGGAGAATTTGTCTATTTAGGATTCCGACCTGCTTTTGTTATATTTAAGGTTGATGCAGCCAGTACACAATGGTTAATTTTTGATTCAACTAGAGCTACTTCTAATTTAATTGATGATGTTGTTTTATCTACCACAATCCAAGTTGAAGGATTTTCTTCTGGTATGGAGTTAGATTTTTTAAGTAATGGTTTTAAAATTAGAGGAAGCAATAATGACATATCATATAGTGGAAAAACACATATATACATGGCATTTGCTGAAGCACCATTTAAGTACGCTAATGCAAGATAAAAGGAGAAGATAATGGCTTGGAAACATAATGGTAGAACCATACAAGTAGGAAAAGCATGGGTTGCTGATGATAACACTAAACACCCTCATACTTGGACAAAATGGTCTGCTACTGAAAAAGAAGGCTGGGGGTTGGTTTGGGAAGATGACCCAACACCTTTAGCACCTTATGATAACTTTTATTACTGGGGTTGGAATGGTGATGGTGATGCTTTGTTACCAAAGCCACTTGCAGATTTAAAGGTATCAAAAGTATCTGAAGCAAAAACATCTTCAGCTAGTATGTTATCTAATACAGATTGGTATATAACTCGTAAGTCAGAAGCAAACACAGCAATACCAAGTGGAATAACTGCATACAGAACAGCCGTCAGAGCAAACTACACAGTATTAAAAACAGCAATTAATAATGCTTCTGACATAGCAGGATTACAAGCTTGTTATGCAACAACAGCAGGTGCATCACAGACAGCTAAAGAAATAGATGCAACATCATCAAGTGTGGTTAGTACATCTGATAATACAATAACAATTAATGGTCATGGCTTTGTAAATGATGAGGAAGTTAATTACTATGTAGGTATAAACTCTGATGAAGACCCTGCAGCAGTAATTGGTGGCTTGGTAAATAACACAACTTACTTTGTTATAGCATCTACAACCAACACATTCAAGTTATCAGAAAGCCACAGTAATTGTGGCGATGAAGCAGTTGTATCATTAACAGGATTATCTAGTGATGGTACTGCACAGAAATTTACCTCATATGGTAAGCCAAGTGCAGGAAATACATTTCCTAATCAAAATATGCCTAAGTATGGTGCGTAAATAATGCTATTCTCTGCTTTTTCATTTTCAGAAGTTGCTTTATCTGACATAAAACTTCAAATAAGAGAATTTTGGTTTGAGATTGCACCAACTGATAACGAGACGTGGGCTAGTATAACAAAACAAGGTGTTGAGCAAGCCACTACACTAACAACAGATAATCCAGCAACTTCATTTTCAGAATTTGCTATTTCACAATTAGGTTTATCCGATTTAGGTCTGACTTTAAAAAGAGAACCTTGGAGAACTATAATAGGAACTTCGGATAGCCAAGTAAACGATTCCGTTGAAACGTGGTCAAATGTATCACCATCGGGAACAGAAACATGGTCAACTATTTTACCATCTGGTGACGAGAGTTGGGTTGATATAAGCACAAGAATCATATAGGATATAAACATGGCAAGTACATACACAGCAAATACAGGTATAGAAAAGATAGGTTCTGGAGAACAAGCCGGAGCCTGGGGAACTACAACCAACATAAACTTTGACATCATTGATGATGCATTGAATGGTGTTCTTTCCGTAGATGTATCTGGGGCAGTAACTCTTACAACAAGTGATGGTGCTGCTTCTAATGGTCATCATAAAGTTATATTATTAACAGACAGTGTTTCTAGTGCTTTTAATGTAACTATAGCTCCTAATGATGTGCAAAAACTTTATTTTATTAAAAACAGCACAGATCAAATAGCTACTGTATTACAAGGCGGTGGTTCGGGAACCACTCTTGCGATTGCAGCTGGTGCTTCTGCTATAGTATATGCGGATGGGGCAGGTGCTAATGCCAATGTAGGTAATATTAGTACAGATCTTCTAGGTGATATAAGTCCACAATTAGGTGGTAATTTAGATGTTAATGGTAAGCTAATTAAATTTGGAGATGCTGGAACAGCAGGAACTGATGACACCTTAGAATTTGGTGCCGATGATGATTTACAATTGTACCATGATGGTACAAACAGTTTTATAGCTAATAAAACTGGTGCTTTAAAAGTAGCAACTGAAACTTCTGGAATAGCTGTAACTATTGGTCACACAACTTCTGAGACAACAATAGCTGACAACGTAACTGTAACAGGTAATGCTTCTGTTGGAGGAACGCTTGGAGTAACAGGTAACATAACAGCTACAGCCGATTTATCTGTCGGAGATGATTTAACTTTAGGATCAGATTCAGCTGTAATAGCTATAGGTGCGGATGGAGATACAACACTTACTCACACCGATGGTTCTGGATTAACATTAAACTCAACGAATAAACTGATGTTTAATGACGCTAGTCAATTTATTCAAGGAAGTAGTGCAACTGTTTTATCTTTAGGTGCTACGGATGAAATAGATTTAACTGCAACAGCTATTGATATAAATGGTACTTGCGATATAAGCGGAAACACAGCCATAGGTGGAACTCTTGGTGTAACTGGAGCTTTAACAGAAAACTCTGCTCAAGTAAAAGTAGTTGGTAAAGAAACCATTTGGATTCCTTCTTCTGCTATGTATCCTAATAATACAAATGGTTGTGCTCCTCTTGCACAAGTAGAATTGTCAAATGGTCCAGAAATTAAAGTATTAGATTTTGATGCTAGTTCGGATGAAAATGCTCAATTTTCTGTAGCTTTCCCTAAATCATGGAATGAGGGAACATTGACATTTCAAGCTTTTTTTACTGTAACAGGCACAGATTCTGGAACAGTGGCTTGGGGTTTATCAGCCGTTGCAATAGCTGATAATGATTCATGCAACACGGCTTTTGGAACTAATGTAGTTGCAACAGCAAAAGCTCATAGTACTACATCAAATGATTTAGATGTTTCAGCAGAAAGTGGAAATGTTACAGTAGCTGGATCCCCTAGTGTAGACGAGTTAGTTTTCTTTCAAGTAATGAGAGATGTTTCAGCAGATGATCAAACTGGAGATGCTAGACTATTAGGTATTAAATTATTCTTTACAACAGATGCAAAGAATGATGCGTAATGACAGGTTTTGGATACAATATTCACGGTTTTGGTGGTGGTGGTACATTAACTTTTGATGTCACTATTTCTTCTAATGTAGAAAATTTTAATTTAGCTACTTTTTTAAGTGACAACACTAATTACAGCGGAACAGCTTTAGCAACAATAAACGTAACTATTAATAGTGGAGTTAGTGTTAGTTCTTCGGGAGTAGATCAACCAGCTTTTGAAACAGGCACCATAGGTTTTGCCACAACGGGTTCTATTTTAAACATAATAAACAATGGAACTATACAAGGTGCAGGTGGTCGTGGTGGTACTCTTGCATCTAATAATGGTCTAAGCCTTAATGCAGATGGTGTGACAGACAAAACTGGTGGTGTTGGTGGTACTGCATTAAAAACTACAATGACTACTATTATAGACAACACTAATGGAAGTCTTCTCGGTGGAGGAGGTGGTGGTGGTGCCGGTGGCGTAACCGATACTGCTGGTGGATCTGGTGGAGGAGGAGGTGCCGGTAATTTAGCAGGTGCAGGAGGTCAGCATAATGGTAACGCAGGAGTAAGTGGTGCGAATGGTACTGCAACTTCTGGTGGTGCTGGTGGAGATGGAGCTAACCCTGGTGGTGCAGGTGGAGGACCTGGAGCTAATGGTGCAGGAGGTAATAACGGAGGTGCAACTTCTGGTGGTGGAGGTGGAGTTGGTGGAAAATATTTAGAAGGTAACGCTAATACAACTTTCACAGCAAACGGAACTAGAAGTGGAGGTGTTTCCTAATGCCTTTAACTAAACTAAGCTTTAAACCAGGAATCGTTAGCGATATTACATCATATAGTGCTGAAGGTGGTTTTGTTGATGGTGATAAAATAAGATTTAGACTTGGCTTTCCAGAAAAAATTGGTGGTTGGGAAAAAGCAACATCTAATACTTATCAAGGTACGGCTCGTAGTGTTCATAACTGGTCGGCTCTTGATAATTCAAATTTTTTAGGACTAGGTACAAATTCTAAATACTACATAGAAGAAGGGGGTTCATTTAATGATATCACTCCTGATAGAGCAACAACTACTAATGGCATTACTTTTGCTGCTACTAATGGATCAACAATAATAACTGTAACTGATTCTTCTCATGGTGCAGTGGAAGGTGATTTTGTAGTTATTGCAGGTGCTGCAACTTTAGGTGGTACTATAACTGCCGCAGTTTTAAATCAAGAACATAAAATTGTAACTGTACCTAATGGTAATTCGTACACAATTATAGTGAGTGTTGCCGCTGATGGTTCAGATACAGGAACTGGTGGTGCGGGTGTCGATGGCGTGTATCAAATAAACTCAGGTCTAGATACCACGGTTGGTGGAACGGGATGGGGTGCTGGATTGTTTGGTGGTATGACAACATCGGCACTACAAACACAATTAAATGAAGCCTTAGATAATAGCGAGACTGCTGTTGATGTTGATAATGAGACAGGAATGAATACTGCTGGAGATGTAATATTAGTTGATGAAGAATTAATGCTTGTTGCAGCTACTACTGATGACGATACTATGACCGTAACAAGAGGACACAGTGGCACAACTGCCGTGGCTCACGATGACAACACACTTGTAAGATTAGCTGTTGGTAATGTTAGTTCGGAAGATGATTTTACAGGATGGGGTGTTGCTTCAACTGGATTAATTACAACAACTCAACTTAGAATTTGGTCAGAAGATAATTTTGGAGAAGACTTACTTATTAATCCAAGAGATGGAGCTATTTACTATTGGGATAAAACAAGTAACTTATCTTCAAGAGCCGTAGAAATAAGCACAATAGGAGGTGCTAGTGATACACCAACTACTGCTAAACAGATTTTAGTATCTGACCAAGACAGACATGTTATTGCTTTTGGAACCAATACTTTGGGAACCACGATACAAGATCCATTGTTGATACGTTTTTCTAGTCAAGAATCTTTAGCTAATTGGACACCAACGGCAACTAACACGTCTGGTGATTTAAGACTTGGAGGTGGTTCAAGTTTTATACAAGCCGTAGAAACCAAACAAGCTATTTTAGTTTTTACAGATAAAACACTTCACGCCATGAAATTTATAGGCCCTCCATTTACTTTTGGTTTGCAAGAATTATCCAAGAATATAACTATAATGGGACCTAAGTCTGCCGTTGCTGTAGATGACGTTGTTTATTGGATGGGTCAAGATTCTTTTTATGTTTATGGAGGAGGTCAAACTCAAAATCTACCATGCACTGTAAAAGATAAAGTATTCTTAGATATAAATGAAGAGCAATCAGAAAAAGTATACGCTGGTGTTAATAGTGAGTTTTCTGAAATTATATGGTATTATCCAAATTCGAGTTCATCCAACAATAGTAATTATGTTATATTTAATTACAGTGATAAGACATGGTATTATGGGATATTGGCTCGTGATGTTTGGATTGATAGAGGATTAAGAAAAAACCCAATAGCTGCAAGTGGTGGTTATATATACAACCACGAAACAGGATTTGATGATGATGGAAGTGCGATGTCCTCATACATTGAATCAGCCCCTATAGATATGGGTGATGGAGAGAAGTTTAGCTTTATAAAAAGAATCATACCAGACATAACTTTTAATGGGTCTACTGCTTTAAGCTCTCCTAGTGCAACATTTACAATTAAAGCTCGTAATTTTCCAGGAGCTAATTTTAATGATAGCAATACTGGTACTGCAACACGAACAAGTACATCCCCGATAGAAGCATTTACTGAAAAACTAGATGTAAGAGTTAGAGGTAGATCATTTGCTTTACGAATTGCTTCAGATGCTTTAGGGTCTAAATGGAAGTTAGGTTCACCTAGAATTGATATTCGAGAGGATGGTAGACGATAATGTTAGTAACCAGTATCCCTCAATATATTCAAGGATTAACAAATGCTAAAGTTCATTTAACAACAACAACCGCAACTGTGTTATATACTACTCCTAGTGAAACAGATTTTAACACATCAATAGTTAGTTCAATTTTAGTATCGGAAGATTCTGGTAATGCCGATACAATAACAGTAACAATTACGAATACTGCTGATGCTGTTTTTAGTTTATTTAAGGTAAAAGCAGTTGCTGCAAACACAACTATCGAGCTATTGACAAGAGATTTGATATTACAAAGTGGAGATATTATAAAGGTAACGGCAGCAACAGCTAATAGACTTCATGTTGTTGCTAGTATACAAGAACTTTCAAAAACAAGAATTAGTACGAGTGCTGTATTGTAGCATTGAAAGATAATCTAAAAACTGATAAGATGTAACACATGGGTATTTTTAGAGACATAACAAAATTAGTTAAGAAAGCAGCCCCAGTAATAGGTGCCGGTATTGGTATGTATTTTGGTGGTGCCGCAGGTGCAGCCCTTGGCAGTGGTCTTGCATCATCTGCTACAGGAAGAAGTACTGAAGAATCATTGAGAAATGCAGCTCTTGCAGGTGGAACTGCTTATGCAATTGGTGGTGCAGGGTCTATGGGTGGT